ACTCTATTTCTATTAATATCAAACCTTCTATCATCACAACAAGTAATTGATTTGTGTTTGAATAAGAATTCAGAATTTACGTATACAGTAACCTCCAGCGTCCCAAACACAACATTTTATTGGGAATTGGGTAAAGAACAATTATATGGTCAGAAAGTCATTATTGATTGGACTGAATATGGGATTGGAACATACACATTAACTGTTTTTGGAATAGCAAATGGATGTCGTTCATTAACGTTACGTTACACAATAATTGTAACAGAATGTTCAACGATTTACATACCTTCTGCTTTTACACCTAACGGTGATGGGTTAAACGATACTTGGTTCCCTATCGGTGACGGGTGGGAAGAAATAGAAGTTTTGATATTTAATAGATGGGGAGAACTTATTTTCGAATCTCATAACCCTAAAGGATTTTGGGATGGAACTTATCTAGGAAAACCTATAATAGTTCAAAACGATATTTATGTTTACAAAGTAACTTGGAAAGGTTTTGGTAATCCCCTTCAAGCTTTTTATGGAAATTTAACAATAGTAAATTAATAAAATCAATAAAAGCATTCATTTGGGTGCTTTTTTGTTTTTAAAGATATTTATAAGAAAAGAATTTAAAATGGCAAACCTTAACGATATAAATAGTGTCATAGTTCCAGCTCAATCACCTAATTTGACTGCACATACGTATAACGAAATTTATGGTGGTTCTGCTGGATGTACAATAACAGTTAACGGGGTTTCCGTCTCTGTTGGTGCTAGTTCTTCGATTAATATTTGGGTTAGAACAGTTAGTGGTGGAAACGGATGTTTTCTTTTAGGTGAAAGACAAGATGTCTTTCAAGGTAGTAGAATAGTCATGTAAATTAAACCATATTTATATAAAATAAATGAACATAAATAAACGATAAAATGAAGAAAGATATTAGAATCACCCCAATTGGTCTTAAAGGAAATGAAATCAACGAACGAATGAAAACTTTGATGGGTATTCAACCAATTAATGAGAACAAAAAAAATATTGTTATTGAGTTAACAAAGATGGGGCCTGATGGTAACGCCTACGCAATCGTAAGAGAAAATCACGAATGGTATATTAAAAAAGCCACAAAAAAAGATGGTTTGATTGCTGAAGATTTTAAATACATCGGAGGTTTGATGAATAAAAAATCAGAATCATATCCTTCATATAGCAAAGCTATAAAACAATTAAACTTAAAATTTAATAGTTTAGCTGAAGCATATAATTTCGAAGGAGAAATTAATATTTTTGAAAACGATAATCTTATATCAGAAGATATTGCTGGGTATTCTGAAATGAAAACTAGCGGTTTTAGTGGTGAAGGTAACCTAGAAGGTAATACCTCTATGACAGAGACAGAGGAAGAAGTAGTAACTGAAGAAGAAGACGAAGATGAAGATGAAGATGAAGATGAAATGTCTGAATCTGAAAAAGCTGTTGACGCTATGTTAACTACCGAGGTTCGAGGTCCGTGGTCGTATAATAAAAACGATGATGAAGATGAAGATGATTCAGAAGTGAAAGAAGGGGAAGACGAAGAAGAAGAAGAAGAAGAAGAGGAAGAAAAAGAGGAAGAAGTAGTAACTGAAGGAAAACTTTCTATCGAGAACGCTATTAGTAAAATGGATTTTCTTATCGATAATTTAACTAGAGGTTTAAAAAAAAAAGTTTAATCAGTAATTTAACTGAAGAAACTAGATATAAATTGAAATTAGCTGGCTCGAATCCAGAGCCAGCACCTCAACCAGAACCACCTATGGGTGGTGGTGGAATTGATGCGGCACCGATTGATGATATGGGTGGTGAAACCCCTTCAAATGAAAAACCGTTTGATGACGAACCGTTTGATGCTGGTGTTGACGTTGATGAAGAGTCGGACCCAAAAAACTTTATTGAAAAACTTACTGGGAAATTAGGTCAATCACTTAGGAAATATAATGATTCACAAGGACAACCAGATTTCGAGTTAGAAAAATTTGCGATAAATTCATTATTATCAGCAACACATACTTCCGAAATGGATAGTGAGGACCAAAAAGATATTATTAATAAAATTAAATCAGCTGGTGATATTGATTCAACATCGGATAATGATGATGATGATGAATCTATTGACGAACCTATTGATGAACCTTCTGAGGAAGAATTAGAAGAACCTTCTGAGGAAGAATTAGAAGAATACCGTGTGTTCGAACAAACTGAAGTAGAAAAAAATAATCCTGATTTATATCCAAAAGGTTGGAAAGAAATGGATGGGATGTTTTTAAAGGACCCTAAAAAAAATAACATGTTTCAACCAGGTTCTAATGATGAGTTAAATGAATCATGTTGGAAAGGCTATGAGCAAATTGGTATGAAAGATAAGAACGGGAGACAAGTCCCTAATTGTGTTCCAATCAAAGAAGGTAAAAATTTGGGGATATCAACTAAAAAGAGTATATTTGGTAAGGCTTATCTTAAAGCTAAACTTAACGAAACTTTTAATCAAGAAGATGATATGAATCAACCAGAAATAGAAACAGAACCAGCACCAGTTATTACACCAACAAAACCATCTGAAAAACCGATGGTACAACCTTCTAGAAGGGATAAACCATTTCTACCTATACCTAACGTTCAACCAGACCCAAAAGCCGTTAAATAAGTATGGAGAGTCTTTATTTGATATATATTAATGTCGTTGGAAAAGATTATAAAGGTAACCACCTTTACGAATTTATCTTTTCCGATACATTAAAAAACATTGATGGTGAGGAATGGGATTGTATTCCAGCCTCTGGGCGACCACTTCCACCTAACGAAAAATTTATAAAAAAAGTTGGTAGTTTGGTATCTGAATTGAAATTAGATACAGTACAAGAAAGTGACACTTTTGCGGTTTGGGATGCTGTTGATGGTGTAATAGCTTTAGGGTGGGAGAATATGAATGCTTATGAATCATACCCAGAAAACAGAATATCTTTTAAGTTTGGTGAAGAAATAAAAATTGTTGAAGAAAAGTTATACGAAAAAGACCTAATATTAAATTATAAATAAGAAACAGATGGATAATGATAAACTTCAAATAGATATTGATACAAAAACATTAAATAACCCAACCCAAACAAAAGACTTGGCGAATCTGCAAAAATCAAACCCTAATGTTGAATTTAACTTGGATGGAAAGGAAGCGAATTCCACAACATCATCAACTTCAATGGCTATGGGTGAAAACGAATCAGTTATCGAAATAAAAGACCAATCACCTATACAGTTTTTATCAAATGTTAAAGATAGTAAAAGCGGTGAGGTTTCTCAACCGTTTAATATCGGAGATAAAAAATACCAAATGGTTAGAGGTATAGATTCTAATGGTGAAATTAAAATGGCTGTTTATTGCCATAATGATTTAAATGAAGCTGGGGAAAACATTATTCACCCTACTGAATATTTTGAAGAAAATATCGCATCTCCAATGAGAGAAACTATGGGTATGGTTGGTCAAAACATTCAAGTAAACGATGGTTATGAACATGCAGCCGTGGAAAGAGAACATAACGATAACGAGGCTTTTATGGACCATTTAAATTTGGTTGATATAAGTCCAGAGTTTAAAATCTTCTTTGTTAACACAAAAACAGGTGAAATAACTGGAAAGTTTAGAAACTCTGAAGAAATGGCAAAATCTGGTGTTAGTCTTGGACAAGACGAAAACTTCATGAGTCCAAGGACTTTGAAAAAATTTAGATTTGGAAATTATTTCAAGAAAAACATGACGGAAGAACTTGGTCCAGAAGATGCTGGCACTGATGTACCTAAATTACAAAACGATGTTAAAAGGTTAACAGCACTAATCAAGAATAAATTTAGTATGTATTTAACTAAATTAGATAAACCAATTGAACAAGCACAGTTTTTAACAGCTATGGCTCAAGAAATTGGTGTCCCTTTAAATAAATTGAATACTATAATAAACACTTATAGAGATATCGCAAAAAATGATACACAACCAGCTGTTGTTGAACGAAAAATTATTTCGAAAAAAGCTCTAGAAGAAAGTTTATTTGAAAAGAAAGTTATAAAAGTTATTAAAATCAAAGACATTAAATAATGGACAAATATAGAAAATTAGTTGAGGACGCATTAAATAAAGCAAAAAACGTTAACAAATTAAGCGTTAAGAGATTAAACGAAAGCGTAGTATACCCAGAGGGTATGTCAGAAAGAATGCACCCTCAACTAGAAAAGGATTTAATAGATAGAACACATTCATTAGGTAAACATCCAATTTTTCCAGAAGGTGATGAATCAAGTTTTGAAGAAAAAATAATAGGTGAACGTTTTAAGGAAGTTACTACTCGTTGTAAAAGAGCTTTTGATACAGATACTGTTGATTCCAAAGTCTTGATGAGAGATATGATGTCTATGGTAAAAGATTCTATGGAAATGGAATCTAAACACAAGAAAGCCTTAGAAAAATTAGCTGAAGAAATGATTAGAGAGGAATATGATATTAGTAAAGATGTTGTTGAAATTCATTGTGAATTAAGTTCAAAAATTAATATGGTTGGGACAAAGAAAACACCTAAACCAATGGCTTCAGAAATGCAATTTAAGAATCATGATGAAATGATTAACTCAAAAGATGAGGTTTATAAAAGACGTTTTATCAACGCAATGATTCAGGGTGCGGCTAAGAAATGTAACCACATGTTCCATATGGTAGATGACGAACTTACGGAAATGGACCCTAGACTACCCAACAAGTATTCTAAAATGATGGCAGCAGCCGATTATATGTATTATGTTACCCCAGAAATGGAAAACGGTGTGAATGGTGGTGTTGTTAGAGTTCAATTTCCAACCGCTTCAAACCCTAAAGCTGTTATCCATGTACAAGCTATGGTTTTCCCAGTTTTAATACACGAACTAGTTAAGGGGGTTATGGAGCTTATTTCTGGTCATGGTTTACCAAAAAATAAAAAAATGGGTGAATATGTCATCGGGAAAGCAGATTTTCTAGCGGCTGAACCTTGGGATATGAGATTAGGTCCAGGTATTTGGGAACGTTTCACCAAAATGATTGAACCAGACGATTTTAATTTAAAACATCAAATTTACATGGAGCTTATCAAGTTACCAATTTTGGAATTTAATAGAAACATGAGAGAAATAATGGCTGGAACAAAAGAAGCGAAAAAAATAGTTTCAAAAATTGTTGATGAGATAAAAGAAGGATTAAAAGAAGATGAGTTTAATGAAGTGATGAATGAAATTAGTTCAAAAAATGATGAAATAACTAATATAAACTCTGAAGAATCTGAAGGTTTTGATTTATCAGACCTTTTAGGTGGTTCAAATAACACGGACCCAGATATCGAATCAGAAGGTTTTAGTTTTGATGAATTATTTTAAACTATTCTAAACTGTTTTTATATCCATTTAAGGCCCCAATTGGGGCCTTAATTGTTTCTGGGTGGCTGTTTTACCGTGATTAACATATTTATATATAAAATCTATGTTAACAACTATTGAAATATTTAAGGAATTTGCCAAATGTTTGACCAATCCAATTTATGGTATAGAAACTTATTTAGAAACTTTTGATAAGACCCAAGAAGGTTTTGTTCCGTTTAATTTATTCCCTAGACAAAAAGAGATAATTTACGGATACGAAAAATATAGACATAATTTAGTAACAAAACCCAGACAAGCTGGTGTTTCAACAACGACAGCGGCTTATATGTCAATGAAAGTTGGTTTTGCTGATGAAGATAACCCAGAAGCGGTTCTAATTATTGCGAATAAACAAGAATTAGCTTTTGAATTTTTAGCTAAAATAAAAGATTTCTTAAGTCAACTACCTAGATGGGTTTGGGGTTCTGAATATTATGGTAACCCAAAAAATGAAGCTAAATCTATTTTTTTAGTTGACTCCAAAAAAGAAATAAGATTACCGAACGGAAGTAGAGTTAAAGCTGTTGCGACATCTAAAGATGCTTTGCGTGGTTTTACACCAACGTATCTTATAATGGATGAGGCTGCGTACATCGATAACGGAGCTGTAGTTTTTGGTGCAGCGTTTACCGCTTTGGGTTGTTTAACTAAAGATTCATTAATATTAACTGAAAATGGTTTGGTTGAAATGGATGAATTAGTTTCCGAAAAAGAAAAAATAGGTTTTACTCATTTAGATATCCCACACAAGGTTTGTAATAAGGATGGTAATATAGTTAACGCTACAGAAACATTTGTTAGTGAATACGGACAAACTTTTAAGATAAAAACAAAATTAGGTATTGAATTAGAAGGTAGTTGGAAACACCCTATTTTAATAGATAGGGGTGGTACCGAGATTTGGGTGCGTATGAATGAATTAATTATTGGTGATAAACCAATAATTCAATATGGTCAACAATATTTTGGTAATAATGGTAATTTTGACTTTTCATTTGTAAAACAACCAAACAATAAAAATATTTTTATACCGAAGAATTTAAGTGATAATTTAGATTTTTCTTATTTACTAGGGTTATTCGTTGCTGAAGGTAATTTTACTAGTAGAGGTATTTGTATAACAAACACTGATGAATATATAACTGATTTTTTATTAACTGATAAAGCTAAATTAGGTAACTCTTTTAATAAAATAGATGACAGACATTATCAATTCCACTCAACAGAGTTGGTAGCTTGGTTTAAAAAATTTGGTTTAGATAAACATAATGCTAGAGATAAAGAAATACCTTTAGCGTTATTAAAAATGCCTAAAAATGTTATAAAATCATTTTTACAAGGTATGTTTGATGGTGATGGTATGTCAACTCATAAAGATATTAAATATTCTAGTACATCAAAAAAATTAATAAAAACATTACAAACATTATTACTTAATTTTGGTATTGTATCACATATTAAATACGAAGAACAAAAAACTTCTGATTCATCTATAATATCAAATAAAAAACATATTTGTAAAATTTATAATTTAAAAATATATTCAAATTACGCTATAAAATTTTATGATGAAATAGGTTTTAGGTTAGAAAGAAAACAAAAAAATAGAGAATATTTATTAAACAAAAAACAAAATTCAAGGTTTGTTAATGTTAACCAAAATGAAATATTAGAAGTATTAAAAAATAACGGTATATTAAAATCTAAATTTAGGTTTTTAGAAAGATTTTGGGTATCAAAATTTAATAGATTAAGTGTTGATTCATTAAATCGTTTAATAGAATTATTACCTAACGATGTTTTTTTATTATCATTAAAAGAAGATATAAAAAAACAAGAATTATTTTATATTGATGAAATAATTTCTATTGATGAATCGGAAGATTATACTTATGATTTACACGTACCAGAAACGAATTCATTTATTTCAAATGGTATTATAAGCCATAATACTGGGGGTAAAGCGATACTTATATCAACACCTAACGGTATGGATATGTTATATTACGCAACATACGATTTAGCTAGGAAGGGTAAGAACGATTTTAATATCATTGAAATGAAATGGTATGAAGATTTACGTTATAATAAAGATTTAAGATGGATTAAAGAAACTGAGGGTGAAGGGGGTGATATCGTTGAAGCAGAAACAGAATTCACATTCGAATCATACGATGCAAGAATACTAGACAACTGGAAACCAACATCTACATGGTATGAAGACATGGCTCGTGGTATGAATAATGACGCAAAAATGATTGCACAAGAATTAGATGTTTCATTTATTGGTTCTGGTGGTAATATCATCGATGAAAAATATATTCAATACCAAAATAAATTTAATGTAAAAACCCCAATATCAACCAAAGGTAATAAAAACGAAATTTGGATTTGGGAATTACCAATAGAAGGACATCAATATATTTTGGGTTCTGACGTTGCAAGGGGTGATGGGGAAGATTCATCAACAATTGTTATTATTGATTTTACTACGATGGAACAAGTTATGGAATATCAAGGTAAAATTCCACCAGATTTACTAGCTCAATTAATTGAAGAATACGGGAATATGTATAAAGCATATTCAGTTATTGATGTTACTGGTGGTATGGGTGTTCCAACAGTATTAAAATTATTGGAATTCGAATATAAGAGATTACATTATGATAATCAAAACGGTAAAATTTTATCTGCAAGACAGAGAGAGTTAACTCACTACGATAAAGATAATAAAACCCCAGGATTTCACGCAACTTCCGTTCGTTTACCAATGATTTCAAATCTTGAATTCAAAATAAGAACCAACGGGGTTAAAATACGTTCAGCTAGGATGACATCTGAGATGAAAACATTCATCTATAAAAACGGTAGGCCAGACCACGCTGAAGGTGCTCATGATGATTTACTCATGGCTTTAGCTATGGTACTTTGGGTGATGGAACATTCTTTTAAAAGCTTAGAAAGATTAGAGAAACAAAATAAAGCTATACTAAACGCTTGGTTGGTTGGGGTTCAACAAAATCCACAAGAATTAGAAACAGAAAAAGGGAGTGGTTTTGTTAGTAAAGAAAACAGAAATATAAAATCAAATCAAAAACCTAAATTTAATCATGTTGTTGGTAGGAATACGCAAGACCCAACTGGTCAATATTTGTGGTTATTTAGTGGGTCAAAATAAATTTTAAACTATGAATAGAAAAAATAATTGTAATCGAGTTTTTGTTGATAAAGGATATCTCCCTAGTATGTATAGTTGGTCGCCTGGTTGTCCAGATTTTACCAAGAAAAAAAGAACTCAAAATATTAATAATAGTAACCATTCACGAATTCTGTATTGTTCAGCAATAGCTGGGTCTCAAGGAGAGGATTGGTTTACAACATACGTTTATTCGTTAGGGTTTGTAAATAATATTCAATCTCATTTTGCTTATGTTGAATGTGATTATGTTGAGTAATCCTTTATTTTAAAAATATCTATATTAAATTAATTAAAAATCATTTTAAATGGCAGAGAATAAAAAACTAACAGTCTTTCAAAAACTTGGACAAATTGTAGGTCCAGATAAATCTAAAGTTGTTCAAAAACAACCGCAAACACAAAGATATAACATCGGAAATGATGTATTATTAAAAACAGATAATAAAGCTGATTTCGATAGAGCTAAATTACAGGCCCAACAAAATAAATATTTGGGTGGTTTGTGGAAAAAAGTTGAAAGTGGTTTATTCCAACAATCAATTAATTACGAAACAACACGTATTGGTTCTTATTCAGATTTCGAAGCTATGGAATTCTACCCAACAATCGCAGCTGCTTTAGATGTAATGATGGAAGAATCAACTACTTTAAATGATAAAGGTAGGGTAATGAATATTTACTCTGACAGTAAAAGAGTTAAAGGTATATTAGAAGATTTATTTTTCAATAGACTAGACTTACACGTGTCTTTACCGATGTGGACTAGAAACACGGTTAAATACGGTGATAATTTTGTGTTTTTAAATATCGATGAAAAATATGGTATTTTAAGTACAAAACAAATGCCTAATTATGAAATGGAGCGTATGGAAAGCGGTTTATTTGATATGATTACTGGTAATGAAGCTATTAATGGTGAGGGTACTTCTTCAGATAAAACAAAATTTATATGGAGAAGTAATAACGTTGAATTTAATTCATGGCAAATTGCCCATTTTCGTTTGTTAGGTGATGATAGAAGATTACCTTACGGTACATGTTTAAAATATAATTCTAGAGTTGAGACAAGTGAGGGGTATAAGGAGATAAAAGATATTGTTATTGGTGAT